ATGCTCACCCGGCACCTGTCTATCGTGGACCCCCACAACACCATCGGGGGGACCATGGAATCAAAAGCGATTCTGAATTTCTGGACACAGTACATGCGCGCGGAAGACCTCACCGAGGGAACCATCACAGAACGCATCCGGTTCGTCCGCAACGTCGAGAGGACCGCGGGGAGCCTTCTCACCGTCACCCGGCACGACCTCATCGGTTACATGGCCTCGAACGGCACATGGTCGAACTCGACGAAACAACACTACCGGTCAGCGCTGCACACCTTTTTCACGTGGATGCAGGATGAGGAATTCCGTCTCGATAACCCGGCCGCGAAACTCCCAAAAGTGAAATCGAGGAAACGCCGTGCGACCCCGCTCACCGTCGACGACATCCACCGTCTCCTCCACTGCGGCGCGTACAAGCGCACCAGGCTGATGGTCGCGCTGCACTACTACCTCGGGTTGCGGGTGTCTGAAATCGCCCAAGTCCACTCACGCGACATCGACCACACGAACCGCACCCTCACCACCCTCGGGAAGGGCAAGAAGACCCGCACCCTCCCGCTCGGCGACGCCGTCTGGGAGCTCCTTGCCGACCACACCGACGGTTACCTGTTCCCCAACTGGAAAGCGAACAAACGGTACCCCGCGCACGAGGGCCACATTCTCGGCCGGTCAGTGTCCGACGTCATCGGTCGGGCCATGAAACGCGCCGGCATCGTCAACCATCGGCCGCACGACCTCCGCGCCGCGACCGCCACCGAACAGTCCCGCGCGGGCGTGAGCGCGTTCGTCGTCCAACAGAACATGCGCCACGAACGCGCGGACACGACAGCCGGGTACATCCTCGTCGACATGGAACAGATGCGGGCCGGATTCAACACGCTGCCCGTGGTGCCCATGCCTGCTCACTCTGGCCGCAGACATGCCGCGTAGTAATGTGGTCACGTCCTCCCCCCGTAGCTCAGCGGAAGAGCACGCGGTTTCTACCCGCACGGCCGGGGGTTCGAATCCCTCCGGGGGGACAATGCTTCACAATCAGCGCACCACAGATGAAAGCGGGAGCACCATGAAGAAAGCATCCATCATCATACTCGCGGCGGTGCTCACGCTCACGGGTTGCGTGCCGGTCTCGCAGGTCCGGGAAAGACCCACCGACCCCGGCCCGAGCTTCGCGGCGACGCCGGAGACGGAAAAACCCTCACCGCCCACGACAGCCAAGTTCGGTGAGGCGGTGACGTACCTCAACGATCTGTCCATCTCCGTGAGCGTCCCCGCGCCCTACACACCCGGTGAATACGCGGCCGGCCATGACCGCCCGGCCGCCGTCGTTTTCAACATTACGGTGACGAATGGTGGCACTAAGAACTTCGAACCGTTCCTCTACTCGACCGCCTCCTCCGGCGGGGCAGAAGCGTCGAAGATCTACGATGGCGACATAGGATCGAGCCCCAACACAGTCATTCTCCCCGGGCAGACGATCACCTATTCGGAGGCGTACAGCGTGAACGACCCGGCGCAAATCGTCTTCCAGATAAAACCGTCATTCGAGTACGACGACGCGATCTTCACGCAATAACAAGAAAAAACCCCGGCCGCCCTCACATGGAGGACGGCCGGGAATGGTTCAGATGACGACGATCGGGCCTTGCAGGATGAGCGGTTCCACCTCGGGTGTGTCGGTGATTTTCGCCCAACAGTAATACGTGCCCGCCGGCGTCGTGTTGGTGACGAGCAACTTCAGGATCCTGACCGCGACCGTCGCGCCCTGCACATTCACCGACGGGGCAACCCACACCGTCGGCGGGGTTGAGATGGACCCCAGCCCGACGAGGAACGTGGCAAGGGTGATGTCCTTGCCCGTGGTTTCCGTGACCGTGCCGCCCACATACCGGGCCGCTCCCGTACTGACGTAGATTGGTGTGCCCATTTTTAGTCTTCCTTCGGTGTGATAGACCAACGATCGGGGACGGGGACGGGAGACCACCTCGGGGCGAGCTCGGCGGCACCCCACCGCTGGTCGAGGGGCACAGCAGTGAGCGTGACATCCCGGTACCCGGCGGCCGACGCGACCGTCGCGCCAGCGGTCAGGGCAGCGGCCACTGGTGAACTGACCGCCGCCGATACCCCGCGGGTTGTGCTCGCCGTGAGGGTCGCGGTGACCGGTGTGGAGGTTGACGACACCGTAGCCCGGGCCGCGGCCGCCGTGAGGGCGACGGTGACCGTCGTGACAGTGTCGGCCGTCGTGTTGCGGACCGCCGACCCGGTCAGGGTCGCGGTGAGGGGAAGCTCAGCGCCCACCCCTGTGCCGGACACCGTCGCCGTCGCCGTGAGGGCCGCCGTCACCGGGACGGATATGGCCCCGAGAGTGTTACGGGAGCCGGCCGCGCTCAGCGCCACGCTGACGGGTGTGGACGTGTCCCCGGTGGGTTTGTTCACCGTGTCAGCGGTCAGCGTTGCAGTGCCCGCCAGGGACGCAGCCGCTGCCGTCGTGAGGGTAGCTGTGGCCGTCAGTGCAGCGGTGACAGGGGTTGACGTTGATGCGAGTCGGGTGACCGTCGCAACAGCTGTTAGCCCGGCAGTTACCGGGGTCGAGGTTTGCGCCGTGGTCGCCAGTGTGGCCGTCGCGACCACGACCGCTGTGACCGCCAGAGCAACCGCGCCGAGCGTGTTGCGCGTGCTATCGGCCGTCCGGCCAGCAGTGAACGGTGAGGACACGTCAGCAGTCGGCCCACCCGACGTCGTCGAGTACGACGCGATGATCGCCGAACGGCCCGTCGACGGCAACGAATACGTCGTCGTCGTCGAATACGCCGTCGACCCCGACGCGGTGACATCCAGTTTGGCAACACCCTGCATAGGTGCGTCCGCGGTGACCTGACACACGTCCGCCTGCTCGACGAAACTGTTCGTCCACCCCGACACTGTGCGCGCCGTCGCAGACGCATATAACGAACCGATGCTCGCGAACAGTGTCCGCGTCCCCGCCGTCGGGGTGATGCTCGGCGTTGCGTAAGTGGTCGCCTCCGTCGAATCATTCACGGAGGCCGCGGTCTGATACGCGCCAGCCGCGACCTCCGCGATATACCACGTGCCCTGACCCGACGCACACGTGAACGCGTAGGAGGTCGCACCACCCGCACTGTCGTAGAGGTAGTGGCCCATGAAGTTCACCTGCGAGGTGCGCAACGTGAACCCGGAAGGGGTCGTCACCGTGGTGTTACCCGCGACGATGACCACGACCAGGTTCGACGCGGACGACGCCGCCGGGAGGGTCGCGGTGAACGTGGTGCCGGTGAACGTGCCCGACGCCTGCTGGAGAACACCCACGTCCGGCCCCCGATCAGGTTGTTACGCGGCGAGCGGGGTCAGAGAAACCCCGACGGTCGAGAACGTAAGTGTGTCCGTGTTGACGACCGCCTTCGCCGTGGTCAACGCCGCAGTCCACAGCAGGTTCCCCACCGTCACCGCATCCCACACACTGATATGCGTTATCGTTTCCGTCGCCGTCATCGTGAACGCCGGAGCATTCGACAGGGCGATAGCACCCGACGCGGCCGCGGAGAACGTCGCCAGCTGGCGGGTCGTCACCACGGATGCCGCCGTCGCACCCGCCGCACCGGGGTCAGCGGTGTGCAGCTTGATGTACGTCGCCGGCGGTGCGACGAACGCCACCGCGCGCAGCATGTTCAACCAGTTATTCGCAAGCGTGGTCGTCGCCAGTCCAACAGCCATCAGACGTTCTCCTTCGGTTCGATCGGTTCAGCGTGAGTGACCTCGGCCGAAGCCGTGGTCACGAGGATAAGGACAGTCCCGTCAGGCATGTCTACTGGCCCTTCGTGATGGACCGGGGAACAGACCCCAGGCCCAGATACACGAGCAGGTTGTTCACCCCCGGGATTGCGATCAGCCGCGTGACGATACCCGTCACCAACAGAATCGCTGCCGCCACCGAGTTGATCCACGCGAACAACTCCGGTGTCACCTGACCGTTGAACGCTTCCACGATCTGCGGGACCGCCACGTTCAACGCCGGGACGACCGTGAACAGCAGCACGATCAGCGTGCGCTTCACCCGCTGCCAGGGGAACCACACCGTTTCAACCTGAGCCACACCCTTGATTGCCATTGTCTTACTCCTCGTTTTGTTTGTTATCAACGGACGAACATGGGGGAAAAAATTCCCCAGAGTGTCGCAGCGATAGCGACAACAGCGAACAGTTTTGTGTACGGCGACCACGCGGTTTCCGTCTTCGTCCGCCGTTGTTCCTCAGCCTCTTTCAACGCAGCCGCGAGAGCCACCGCCTTCGCATCCCGCGCGTCCGCCTGCTCCGTCAAACGCTGAGTAGTCGACAGGATTATGGCGATCGTCTTATTGACGTCGAGCAGGTCACGGTCGTGACCGTCGACGCGGGTGGACAAGTTCGAGATCCGTTCGGCCACCAGGTTGAGGATGCCCTCCATACGCGTGAGCTGTACGGTAGTAGCCTCCCCAGCACGCGTGCCATTCTCACCGTCCAGCATCACGCCACCTTGAGACCGACAAAGCCAATCCGCAGCTTCTCGAACGTGGCACCATCAACCGCCTGACGGGCACCGAACCAGTTCTCCCACAAACCGCCCTCACCAGCCGGGATCGAATACCACATGCCCGGGCCACCAACGACCCACAGGTTCGTGTCCACGTTCGCAAACACGCCGTAGTCGTGAATCCTCGCCGACAGATACATAGCCGCTCGAGCCGTGAAATCCTCCGCACTCAAGGTGATGTGCGCACCGTAGTCGCGCTCATAGTCCAGACCCCTCCCGGCCGGGATGGGCCACCAAATCCCCGGGCCGCCGACGACCCACACGTTCGTCGCAGCGTTCGCAAAAACCTTCATGTCATCATCGCTTTCTGTGTCGTCTACGATCGGCGTGACGTCGCCGGCCGTGCTCGTGCTGTAGTCGAACGCGGATTCCTTGAACCTGTTCAGGTCGATGACGACGCCGCCGAGCGAACCCTGCGACGTGTACTGGTGGCCGTGCCAGGTGTCCCACCGACCACCCAGATTCGGTTCCCCCGGATATGACCCGTCGTTCTGCCCGTACATGGCGACGATGAGTTTCACGCCGAGCGCGCGCACCTCCGGCCATGCCCGCCCGCGCAGGTCCGCTGCACCTGCGTACATGAACATTTGCGCGTAGGGGGCGCTGGTGGCCGCACGTACCGTGCGGAACCACACCGATGCCTCCGAGTCGGTGAGCAGCCGGGGGGCCGCATCCAAACGCTCATTGTCGAGGACAATGAAGTCCGCGCCCGTCCACCCGCGCAGATTGCCCGCGAAGAAACGCCCGTCGCCCGCGACGTCCAGATTCGGGTTCGGCACCCAATAGTGCCCCACCCGCATCCCCACCGACCGTGACCTATCGACCTGCGACGTGTACCACGGGGCCACATACCGGGCACCCGTGTTGGACCCGCCGAGCTTCACGTAGCAGACGTCGAACCCGAGCGCCCGCGCCAACGAAAAGTTCAGACTCCGCTGACTTGTCCCCACATCAATGCCTTGAATCATCAGACCGGGAACCTTCCCTGAAACGACAGCGCCGTCTTCACGCCGGTGAGCGTCGAACTGACAACCCCGTTGCTGAGGATCTGAACCGTGCCGCCGACATCCGCCCAAATCCGCACCTCAGCGGACGGACGAAACCCGACAGGCAACGTGAAGAGCACATACCCTGAAGCGCCCGACCCGTCGATCGTCCCGAGCACCTCCACGGCCCCGGGGACACTCCGGTACTGTGTCGCCACCCGGCCAGCCGTGACAGTGATCCCCGCCGCCAACGCCGGTGCGGTCCACGGGCCGGGCGACACTGCAGCCCACGCACCCGACTTGTAGTCGTACTCGATGCCGTCCGTGGTGTCGCGGAACCGCAGCCCCTCCTCGACGTAGGTGAGCGCGTTGCGTTGCGTGGTGGTCCCCAACCGGCGTTTGCCGACAGTCGCCGCGTAGTCGACGGAAGCCTGCAAATCTGCCTGAGTCGTCGACGTGTTGTTGAAAATTGGTTTCCCTGTTGTCGTGTCATTCGACGCAACACCCATCAGCAGTCCCTTCCTTTATGCGGTCCAGTTGATTCGAAGAGCACCCGATGACGGGTCTTGCCCTAGTGATCGGAAAATTGAGTACCCGCCGGACGCGACACCGACCCCGCCCACGTTCGACTTCAGGTAGTCCACAATTGACAGCGGGATATTCACCCACCCGTTGAACACGGGGACAGCTGACGCCCCACCAACGCTGACGTTCCCGCCCGGCTTCCCGGCCGAGCTGTGATAGCCAATGTTCGGCGGCCACCCGGTGATCTGCGTCGCCGAAATGTAGATCGCAGCCGCGGTGATCGCCGCGCCGTTCGGAATGGTGTCGGCAATCTTCGACCCGTAAAACCACGCACCCGTGTTACTGTCCGACGCCCACACCTGAGACGTCCACCACCCCGACCGGTACGAACCCGCATCCACCGCAGTGAAAACCGCGGACTGATTCACAGGCCCCGGGGATGGAGGGGCCGGAGCTAGCGGCGGCGGCGGCGACGTCGACATGATCGCGCCGACGAACCCACCACCCGACCACGCGCCGAGCTTCACCACCTGCCCCGCCGACAACGTCAACCCCGACGCATACGGGACACTCATCGCACCCGCCACAGTACTGATCGGCACCAGGTTCCCCGATGGTGGTCCGGTCACCGTGCCCTCAGCCGGTTTCATCTTCGTCGGCCCCAGAATCAAAGCCGTACCGTCAATGAACAGCACCCACACCGGCTCGTTGATCTCCGGCAGATAACCGGCCATGTCCGCAGGGATACGGCCACCACCCACATCCACAACCGCACGGACACCGTCCGTGGAAACGAACGTGCCCACCATGCGAGTGAGCTTCGTCACATCCGCGAGGGCGCGCTTCACCGACTGATCCAAGCTAGGCACGAATCACCGCCGTTTCTTGCGTCGGACCTTCATCACGATCGATCGACACAACACGACACAGCGCCGTTTTACCCTGCTCGTCGACCACGTTCACCACGTCCCCGACCTCACGCAGCGGATTCCACACCTCTGTGATCGGCCACCGAACCGACAGCAGAGACGCCCGCGCCAACTCCGAATCTGTGTACGCCTTCGCCTGACCCGCCGTGGTCACAAACTGATTCGAACGGAACGTTGGTCGACGATGCGCCGGCGAACGACCACCCCCAGGATTCTCCGTACGCAACGGCCCCGAGATGATCTCTGAAACCGCCAACACTTGCCCCTGTAGATCATCCTGCCCACGGAACACGACCTGGTTATACACGCCTTCGGCTGACATCCCACGGCCGATGGAAACGATCGTGCCGGTGTCGCCACGCCGCAACGTGTCGACCACCGCACCCCACACCTTCGGGCGCATCGCCAGCGAACCGTCCGGCGCCATATACGGCACACCACCGAGAATGTCGGCCAAATCCAGCACAGCTTGGATTCGATCCTCCTGGTAAACCACCGAACGCGAGATGATGGCATCCGCGATCGTCCGAGACAGCTGCAACCCTGTGACCCGACCGATCTCATCCCACACCGAAGTGAGAATCGTCGGCGCCGACGGCACGTCGAACGGTTGCCGTTGCACCTGAACCAACCGGTCCTGCAACGCCATCTCAATTGTTGACCCGGTCGTGATCGTCCGGTTGTTCCAGAACATTGTCCGGTCACGCATCGACGGCACGTCCGTTATTTGGAACCATCCCATCGGGATGCGCTCCTGAAGAGTGCCGGCGTTCACGATCGCATACACCGCGAGCTCCGAACCGAACGGTGAGAACAGGTCACCGGCCGCAACAGGCAGCATGGAACGACCGTAATCATCCGTCCATGTGAGCGTCGCGGTGCCCTGCGTTTTCACCGCCCGCGAATCGTCATCCGACAGCCGCGAAATTTTGACCGGCACGTCCTGCAACCGCCGCTCGCCGTCGTACCACAAATCGGCTGAGTACCACTTCTGAAACGACCCGCCGGCCAGTGCCGCCACGCAACTCGCCGACGCAGCTTTCATGGTGCATACCCCGCCTTTGAATAATCCCGATCTCGGGCCAGATAGGTTCCGTAGGCCGCGTCGATCGCCGAGTATGTCGGATAGAAAAGATCCGTGTCGTTGTACCGGAGCAACGACTTGGACAGGCCAGGCGCAGGCGGGAGAACCTCGTCACCCTTCAACGCGAAAGCCACCAACGACCCGCCGAACCTCACGCTTCGGTCGATTTCCTCCGGGTCCTGAACCGCAAGAAACAAGGTCCTGGGAATCCGCCCGAAACCGGGAGGTGTCCGGATGCACAACACCGGCAACTGATCTGTCGAGTACGTGCCGAACATGGATTGGATCTCGTCCGCATCAGCGACCGTCGACGTCTCCATGTTCAGGATCACTCCCGACAATCCTTTGCGGCGGCCACCGACCCAACGGCCAACAGTTGCACCGTCCGTGTAGACGACGGCACCATCGAAACCTCGCACCAGCGAAGCCGCCGAATCGTCGTCCATGTTGACCTTCGCGAACAGGGTCGGGTCCAACGGCTGTGAAATGTAAATGCCCGTGATAGGCATCGTCGTCGCCGTCGTTGTTGAGAACCCGATCGGCGTACCGTCCGGTGCGAACATCTGCGCCTGGTATCCAGCCGTGATGCCCTCCGGCACCTCCACGTCGAGCACCGTCACACCCGACGCTGAAGCCACCTTCACCCCGCCACGCACCGGGAACGACCTGGCGTCTGAGAACCGGGTTATCGTGATCGTTCCAGGGGGCAAATCCTGCACCAACACTTCCACGCGCGGCCCCGCCAGCGTGTCCGGCGCGTATTGCGTCAGCGTCACAGTCGGCGTGAACAGGATCGACGTTGACGCGTGAGCTGTCCCGGACCACCCCATGTTCGGGTTCGTCGACGGGTCCGAATAGTCGGGCAGCGTAGCACCCGGCCACACAATGACACCATCCACGTCGAGGGTGTTGCCGTTCGCCCAGAACGGTGCAGCGAAGTCCTCTATCAACAAAACCAACCGAACCCCACCGGCACCGGGAGTGTTCGCTATTGTGAGGCGTGTCCACGTGTTCGCGGCCACAACGGTGTTCGGCCCGTCGCTCGATGACACTAACGTGGCGGACGCGCTGTATACAACCGCCGTCAGTTTCAGCGTCTTCGCGACAGACGCGCGAACCCACACACCAATTTGATACAGCTGGCCCGGCACCACGTCGATGCGCTCCACACCGGTCAGCGTCGAGCTACCGATCGTCATGCCCGCACCAATCGCGGTGTTCGCAACCGTCCACGTTGAGCGGGCGTACGCGGAACCCGCACCAGGCCCGGCGGGCGCGACCGTCGCACGTGCAACAGTCGACGCCCCACCCGTCCCCGACAACGCGTAATACCCCGTCGCGTTGACCTCACACGACGGGTTCTTCACCGGGTTCACAGTCTGCGACATCAGCGACCCACCCCACTATCAAACTCGAGACCCTGCCACCCGGACGCGTCCTTGATCTGCTCTTTGATCATCATCGTGAACGGGCGCCCATCGATCTCAGCAGTGAACGTAGCCCCCGCCAGAGACACCTGCACGGGGCCTCCTGCACGGCGCCCCGCAAACGTGGGCGAATCGAACGGGGAACCACCAAGAGACGGCAAAGTCATCTGATCGGCCAGATTCGCCATCGTACGAACCAGATCCGGGATGCGTTGCTCAACGCCCTGAATGATGCCGCCAACAACATGCCGACCAGATTTGTCACGCATCACCGTGGACGGGGACTTGATACCCATCGCCTTGTTGAACCCGGCCTGCACCGCGGCGGCGACTTTCGCCATGGTCGACCAGATGTTACCGAGCACCGCAGACATGCCGTCGACGAGCCCCCCGATAATGTTCTTCCCAGCCTGGAACAGCCACCCTGGCGCCCCAGAGAATATGCCCATGATCTTCCCCGGCAGGCCGGAGAACCAACTCGTGGCTGTACCGACCGCGTTCGAGGACGCCGAGCCCACCAAACCGGGCAGGGAGTTGAACCATGCCATCACCGCGTTGATCGTCAGCATCCCAGCATTCGCGAGTTGGCCAGGCAACGCCATGAAATAAGCGAGGACAGTACCAACCATGGTGCCGACCGCGAAGCCCGCTTTACCTGGCAACTGGCCGAACCACGCGCCAACGGCGGCGACCATGTCGGACAGACCCTGACCGATCGCCGCCGGCAGATCGGTGAACCACCTCACAACCCCTTCAACGAACGCGCCGATTTGTGGGGCGAAATTGACAAGGGTGTTGACCAACAGAGTGACCGACGCGACCCCACCGATCAAGGGGAGGATGAGCGCCGCCCACGGGGTGTCCTTGAAGAACCCGAGGATCTGGTCGAAGAAAATGGTTACGCCGGCCGCGATGCCGATGATCGCCTCAAGACCCAGCACGATCAGCCCGACAGGGTTAGCCGCAGCTGCCGCGTTGAAAAACCACATGGCCCCGGTGAGTGTGCCGATACCCACCGCTACGGGGATGAGGATGTCTTTCCACTTCACCAGCCAGTCCCAGAATTTCGACAGGGCTGGGACACCATCAGAAGCGATCCATGACGCGGCACCCTCAAGGCCGGGCATCAGCGTGGTGTCGAAGAAATCCATCATGCCCGACAGGACGGGCATCAGTGCCCCGCCTACCTTCTCCTGAACCTCACCGAACCGGTTCTTCAGAATGTCGAGCTTGCCTGCAGCCGTCCGACCCGACTGCTCCGCGAGCCCGCCGACCTTGTCGGTGAGCCCTGAAATGACCGCGTCGAAGTTGCCTGCGAGTGAACCCGTGTCCGTGAAGTTGATGCCGACAGCCTTCAACGCGCGACCCTGCCCGAGCATGGCCTTACCAAGGTCATCCGCGGCCGTCGGCAGATCTTTCCCCGTCTTCGTCGCATAGTCCTGCAACAGGGGTGTCAGCTGGGTGATCTGCGCGCCGGTGAGCTTGTACGCCCCCAGCGACGCTTGCGCCGCGGCAGTCGCATCATCGTCGAACCGGGTCTTCTTCTGCAACTCCCCGTTTAGCTTCTGCAGGGCCTTCTGGTTCGTGTCCGCCAACGCGGGAAACTTCTTGAACGCGAACGCCAGCTTGGCCTGCTGCTCCTCCGCGTCCGCATAAGCCTTCACCGAATCGGTGCCGAACTTGACCAGGCCGACAGCTATCGCCGCGAGGCCGACGCCGATCGCGACGCCGACCTTTTTGAACCGGCCACCCATCCGGTCCGCATTGTCGCCGAGATTGTTGATCGTCGACGACGCCGTCCGGTCACGACCGAACAGGTCAAACGTCAGAGACTTAGTCGCCACGACAACCCCCTACTTCTTCGAATTCTCGAGGTGAATCGCCTTCGCTTCCGCGACGTACACCCGCCACCAATCAACGGTGAGCTGGTACACGTTCAGCGGGGTGATACCCGGGAAATAATGCGAGATCGCCGGCAACCACCGATACAGGGACGCCTCTACGTCTTCGAGGTCTTCGTCTTTTTGACCGGCGCGACGGCCTCGTCTTTTGGGCCGGACTCAACCTCGACCTCGTCGTCCTCAAACCCCGTCTCCGACAGAGCCACATCGGTGAGCTCGTCGAACGACTGTGTTTCCCCGGCGCGGCGGCGACACAGGAAGATGATCGCCCGCACGATTTCGAGACCCTCATCCGAATCGACGAGCATCTCCAGCAGCCCGCGCTCATCATCCTCGTCAGCTTTCAGCGAGGTAAAGAAAGCTTGGATCGTGTTGACCGTGATCCCGTTCGGGAAGTCCGTCGACTTCGTCGCCCGTTTCAACAGGATCAGGTCCGACAGGGTCGCCTTCTGAATCCCCTCGAACAGGTCATACTTCGCATCACCGATGAGTAGTTTCATACGCCTCGTGCCCCTTTAGTTTTTAGTACGGCCATGCGCCGACGCGTGAAGTGATCACGGCCGTCGCCTCATCCATTGCTTCCTGCATTTCCCGGACCATCACAGTCCGGGCAACCTCATCGATGGACGTGTTGAAATACGGGCGCCCCTTCTGAGGTACCCACACTTTCCGGCCATACACCCTGTGCCGGAACTCGGCCAGGTTGAACGCCTTAGCCAAGCCCCGGCTCGTCGCCGGTAGTTTCGACGGGTTCGTCACGATCTTCACGCCCGCGGTTCGCTCAGCGAAACTCACCGACACGCGCGTTCCAGCGATCAGCGCCGCCCGGTTCTCATGCCCGACGTCACCGCCGCCCGCGCTGGCAAGTTTCGCTTTCACTGCGAGCGCCGCGAGGTCGCCGGACTTCTTCAGCCGGCGCCGTAGCGCGCGCAGTAGAGCAGGCTCATACGCTTTGAGGTCACCCGCAAGCCGATACCATTCCGCCCGGTCGATGACCACCTCAACCATCAGATCGCGGTCTCCGCCGTCACGATCGCCACATACACAGGCTGCGCAGCAACACGCCCGTCCACCCCCGTGAAGTCAACCGACTGGGTGATGACATCCCCGCCGTTCGCCTTCGGCAGTTCACCGTCCAACCGGACCACCGGGATCGTGATCTCCAGCGTCGGGAACACCCCGGCCGTGATCGCCACAGAGTGCGCGAACTTCAACACCAACGCCAGATCCGTTTGTGCGAGGAACGCGTCCCGGAGGACGTTCGTGTCGTACTCGACCGTCAAACTCCCCGACAGCCCCCGGCCCCCCACCACGGGTGCCCGGCCGCGCTTGCCGCCGCCGCCGAAGAAAAACCCGCCCGAGTCGACGCCGTTCTCATAGGTGAACTTCGCATCCACCACGTTCGCCGCCGCCGTACCACCCGAGGCCAGCGCTACGTTCGTCGGCACCGTCACGGTGCCACCGATCCGGATCGACCCGCCGACGAACGACATCAGCGACGTGCCCGCCACATACGACGGAGTCACGAACGCCTGCGTGGTGTCCACGGACTTTCCCACCCAATTGAACTTCAACATGGGGACGCCCGCGTTACCGGCGTCGAGCTCGAACCCGGTGCACACGCACCCGAGGAACGACATCGGCTGAGCCGCACCACCACCCACGGTGGGGATGCTCGCCTGAATCGTGTACGACGGCAGCGGGTCCGTCGCCGTCGGCGTGAACAGCTGCTGGTACCCGGGGCCCGCGCCGATGATCGTCGATACCCCCGACCCGAGCGCAGCTTCGAACATGGCACCGAGGGTCTTCGTGATGCCCTCGACAGTGAGCGACCCGGTGACCTCTTCCTTCACCAGTACACGGCGGTCGCCCGCGATGACCCGCTTCCCGTAGCGCATCGCCGACCCGGAACTGAACGTCGGGTTCCACGCGAAGTCCTCTTGCGTGATCTCGAAGAACTTATCGGGGGCGATGTAGGTCCCGAACGTGGCCTCCTTTTTCAGCCCGAGGGCGGCGTCCTGTTGCGTGGTCATTTCTTGCCCTTCGGTTCAGGTGTCGGTTCAGGTGCGCGGAAATACAGGTCGGATTGCACGAGCAGACCCTCGGCCTGCTCGTCGGGGATCTCGAACGGTTCGCCCGGCTCGACGATCCCGTCGACACCGACGATCTCCAGCGCGCCCGCCGGCGAATGGTGAATGAGTTTCATGGTCAGCTCCCAGTAGTAATTCGTGTGACAGCGACGAACTGCGCCGCAATGGTGGTCAGCCGGCCAGCCGCCAGCACATCAGGGTCCGTCGAACCGTCCGACGCGTGAGAGGCAAGGAAACAACTCCGCACCGTCCCGGTCACGGTCGTGTCCGTTTTCCGCACGTAGTTCTCCAGCTGGCCGAGCAGCGCGTAACCGCGCCTGGCGGTGACAATCTCCTGATCGGCACCACCACCACGGAAGATGGAGAAAATCACGGTGAGCGTCAGAGTTTCATCGCGGGACCGTTGCCCGCCCATCGGCCCCGGCACCTGCGAACTGCCCAACTCCCCGAACGACACAATGTCGTTCATCATCGTTTGGCCCGGGTGACCGAAAGCGACCTGCACCGTCGTGTCCGCGGCCCACAACCCGACGGCGATGTTGAACATCGCCTCCTTGAACGCGAGAGCCTGTGTCGCCTCGACCATCAGGCGAACCCATCCGCTCGTGCGTGCGGCCGCAGCAACTCGACGACGCGTCGCGGAATGGCGAACCCCATCGGAACATCCGCCCCATCAGGTACGTCGTTGCCCCACGCGGGACGATTACCCTGGCGGCCCTGCTGCCACCACACCCTGACCAACTCACGCGCTGCGAGAATCACGTTCGGGGGGATCTCCGCATTCCCCACGTTCACGGTGACCACAATGTTCCGCACCCCGGATTTGAAATCCCGGGAACTCACAGTGGTGCCGGCGTAGATGATGCCCGCGGGCCCGTCCGCGAGATAGTCGGTGATCGTGACACCAGACTCGACCACGCTCGTGACCGTGCTGAACGGGCCGCTAAGCACGAGCACCCCAGACCCACCGCTCAGCGTGTGCACCTTCGACCCGGCAATCAGAGGGCCGGTGATGTTCTCAATGACGGGGGTCGCCGCTTCGATGTACCGTTGAATGTCGGCGTCGTCTGCGGTGCCCACAATCCCGAGCGACCGTTTCGCGTCCGCGAGAGGAATCAGCCCGGTCGCCATTTAGCTCAGGTCCCTCTTCGTGAGACCCTTCACAGTGGCAGTTTCCGGTTTGCGTGTCCGACGAGTCAGGTCCGCCGTCTCGACGGCGCCGACCTCGGCGGCCAGCCCATTCTCGATCAGGCTCTGAGCTTCATCGGCGGGGACGTTAATGGTCCCGCCGACATCCGGCCAGTCGACCAGGTCGCGGGTTCCGCTGATCTTCGCGAGCATTCGAATCTTCATTTACTGCCTCCTCGTTGGGGGTTTACGGGGAAGGGGGCGGGCCGAAGCCCGCCCCCTCAGGAACCGAACCGATCAGGTTGCAGCACCCTGGTAGAACTTCACGGCGCCGGTCTGGTCCGCGAGGAGACCGTCACCACGGACGATCGCGCGGAACGCGATCTGATCCGTGTTGAACGCGAAGTCGTCGGACCGTTCGAAACGGATACCGTTGACGATGCGCACGACGTACGCGGACAGGTCACCGAACGCCACCGACCTTGCATTCACCGCAGTGCCTGCCACGTTCGGGTCCGTGAACACGGGCCTGTTCTCGATCCGGTCCGGTGTGCCGGCGATGACGGACGGCTGCCAGATGTACTGGCCGTTCAGGTCTTTCACCTTCCGGAGCACACCCGCCGTGGTGTCCTTCATCAGCCACGACGCGTTCGGGCTGTTCCGGTACGGGGAGATGACCGAGTAGAACAGGTCGATCAGGTTGTCAAAGGTGGGAGCACCCGCGACACCCGTGCCGCCCGTGATGCCCAGCGTTGCCGAACCCATGATGCCGGCCGGTTCAGTCGTGCCGACGCCGACGATCAGCTTCGCCCCGAGCAGGTTACCCACGTTGCGTCCGAAGACACGTGCAAGGTAACCCTCGAGGTCAACGCCGGTGTCCTGCGTCAGCTCACGGGACATGAGAGCGAACTCGCCGTACTTGAACGCGCCGAGGGAGCGCTTCGCGAACGCCGGGTCGGTCCCGCCGATCACCGCACCTTCAGCGACCGCGGCGGCGGTGCCGTGGCTGGTCGTCACCGGGAAGTCGATGGTCTCACCCGAGTTGGTGGTGAACAGTGTCGCGCCTCCCGCGAGGAGCGTGGCCGTTTCCACCATGTGCTCCCACAGCTTGGCGTAGAACGTCGTCGGCACCGTGTTGCCGCCGGCGGTCAGGGTGCCCTTGGACAGTGCCCGGATCTCCTCGAGTTCCTTCACCGTCGGCATGATCTCGAACGACTTCGTTTCACCGTTCACGAACTTGCGCAGCTCGGGCAGCCGGCTCTCGGTTGTTTGCTCACGGCCCTTGAACGAGCGCAGGGCCTCGTCGATGTCACGGGAGGTGCGATCGTCCTCCATGAACCGGTCCGCGCGTTCCTTCAGGGAACGCATGTCCTCCGTGATCTTGTCGTACTGTTCGTTCTCTGCCCCAGACAGGTCCCTCTTCTCAGCGTCGGCGACGTCGAGAAGGGCTGTTGCCTGACTCCAGAGCTGAGCCCGCTGTTCCAGCAGGCGCTCCACCATTGATGGCATTTTTTCTCCCTTTCAAGGAAAAAGCCCCACCGCAATCTGCGGGTGGGGCGAATGGATCGGTGTTGTGCCAGTGGTTGTCTACCTGCTGACTGGTGCCGACTGAACCATGTCCAGTCGGCGACGGAGCATCGCAATAGTCGGGTGAGTTTCGCTCTGCCCGTCCTTGCTCTCCGGTTCCGCCCGAGATTCGGGAGGAAGTTTTTCGACGCTCAGGAGTGAGCGGATCTCTTCGACCGGTGTTATGCGCACCTCGTCGACCTCCATGTGCAGGCGCTCCGCGAGGGAACGCATACCCGCGGTCGTGTCCATGTATGCCGGGGTGTTCACCGGGGCGACGTCGACGAGTTGCACGTTCAGGAGCGTCCGGAACGGGAACCCCTGATCGGTGACACCCCAATCGTCGTCGAGCGCTCGGAACGCGAACGACGAGTAGCGGAGGTCGCCGCGCTTCGCGAGCGCCGCAACGTCCCGGCCGGCCGTGGTGTCAGGAAGCTCCACGTCATAGCGGAGACCCGTACCGTCGACGGTGAGCGTCAGCGTGCCCGCCTCGGTCGTGCCGAGGAGGAAATCGTCGTTGTGGTTGTACCGGGCAATGACAGGTGTCGCGTCCCCGAGTGATTTGTTGAATGCACCCGGGGCGACCTGCTCGACGAAACCGCCGAGGTTCTGCGAGTACCGGTTGAACACCGCCGCGTACCCGGTCAGGACCCCTGCACCCGTGTCGGACGCCCGGAACTCTACCGGTTGCGCCGTGTTACGTTTCTCGATTTCATGCACCAGCTGTCCCCTTCACGGTTGACTGAATCTTTTTCATGGCCATCAGTTGTCTCTGCAGGTCTGTCAGCGGCGGCAACTCTTCGAGCGCACGGATCTCGTCGGCGGTTTTGAACCCGGCGTCGATGGCGATCTGGTGAGCTTCGTAGCGTGTTTTCAGATCGGCTCGAGCTCCGGCGTCGAGGTTGAATTTCACGTACTGTCGGAGCATGTAGTGATCGATCACGGCCTCAGCGCGTGATGTGATCGGGCGCAAAGTCACGGTGTTGAACCTGATCTGGTCCTGCTCCAGGTTCTTGTACGTGAGCGAACTCCCTGACGTTTCCCCGCCGACGATCTCCGGCGATATCCGATAGATTGCGGCGACCTGTGTCGCCGTAGCCTTGATCCCCGCAAGGAACGCGACATCAGACTGGGGCAGCCCGATCGCCGTGTACTCCCAGTCCATGCCCGTAACGAAAGGCTCAGACGATGAGACCGAGGCAATGAATCGGCGCTTGACAGTCGCCGCCTGCTCCGCGTCAAGCTGCTTCGCCTTGTTCCGGAGTAGCGCCGACGGCACCATCCCCCGTTTGAAGAAGTTCTTCCCCACGCGCTGCGCTTCAATGCCCGTCTCAATTTGCGTACGAAACAGCCCCAGGGGGGACAGCCCGACCGGTGAGCCTGGCAGAACATACATCGGGATATGAATCAGATTCGACCGCGAAACATGCTCGCCATTGAAATAGAACTCACCGTCGTTCAGGTTCATCCTGTCCGGGCGGAGCCACTCCACTTTCGCCGGGTTACCCGCCCGGTCGAGCGACCCGATGTACCCGTACGCGTTCCCCCACAACAGCATCGACGTGCACAGCTGGTGCTTCCAGGAGAACACGTCGAGCTGACGCACACCCGGGTCTGTGATGATCGACGGCTGAGTCGCAGCCTTCACTGGCGCTCCAGCGGTCGTATCGTAGGCAGCCCACGGAGACGATGCGAACTGGTCCGCGATGTAGCCCGTTGCGGAATAGACGGGGACGACCGACAGCGCCGTCTCCAACTGGTCTCCACGGACCGGCGATCTCTCGCCCGAACCCCACACGTCCTGATACGAGATCGCTCGTTCTTCGGTTTTCCGGAAGAGGAGGCTCACGTGTTGACCCCCCGACTGATGAGAATGAGACCAGCGCCGGCGACGATGAACGCCGCCGGGGTGAAGATCAGGGCGGCACCCGTGACGATCAGGGCCAGTCCGACCAGCTCAAGGATGGTGGTGATGAGTGATTTCACGTGCGCCTCCTAAGCTGTCGACTCCATGACGTCGTAGTTGTTCGCCATTTCGAGTGCGAACCCGAACCCTGCGACCGTGCATGAGACCAGCGGGCTGATGTCCACCGTCGAGTTGGTCCGCGACCACACCCGTGTGTCGCCCGTCCCCCACGCGGCGCCACCAATCGCGACGTCGAGGGGGACCTGACCGGAACGCAAGTGCAGTACCGTGCGCTGCACGATGCCGTCGTAGTACCGTGCGCACGCCGCCGCATAGTCCGGCCGTGACAACCTGACGACCTCGATGTCCGCGTCCTCGAAAGCGTCCTCCATCTGCCCAGCCTGAGACGCACCGATCAGGTAGATCCGCCGCTCATACTTCGGGAACTGTGCAAACTTTTTCACCAGGAACGGGACCACCCAATGTGTGCCCCGCTCATGCTTGACCAGCTCCGACACGGACACGCCGTCACGGTCGAACCCGGACCACGACAGCGCCGACCAGGACCGGTCGTTGGTGACGTCCAGCGCGAACGCGCGAGGCCCCACCACACCCGAGTCCGTGCCCGATTCCGTCCACTCAGCGTCGGTCACGACCGCGGCCGCACCGATCCCCGTGTCTGTGATGTTCAGGTACGGGCGCGAGAACAGGCGCGGATCGTTCGCCGCGTCCTGATGCTCAGCCCGGATCTCATCAATCCCCACCGTCCAACCAAGCGCCGGCATACATCCCCACCATGTTTCCTCGTCGTCGGGGTCGTCATCCTCCGACGCGGAATACTCGATGTAGCAGGTTCGGGACGGTTCACCCGACAGCACCAGCTCACGGCCAGCCCGGATCTCCTCGTTCAGGTACACCGACTGCAAGGTGCCCGCCGTGGACAACACCCACAGTTGAGCGTTCGGGCGGGCGATCATGGCCGGCCGCATCGCCCCCTCAACCCGCCGGTCGATCTGCGCGAACGCCTCGTCGATCGTGCCCTTGTCCAAGGTTGGACCGTGCCCCGACTTCTCCGTCGTCGACGCCAACCCGTGCACCGAACCGTTCGCCCACTGAATCGACTCCGACCCATTCGCCTCCCGCAGCTCATACAAACCGCCGAACGCCGAATTGCGGAGGATCAGTTTCTCCTGCGCCAGGAACTTCATCCGCGCATCATTGCGCGTCTGAGCGGTGTACGTGATCGTCTGCGGTCCCCCGAACTGCGGGCCCGCGAACACCAGCGCGCGCATGATGTTCTGCGACAGGTCAATCGTCGTCTTCCCCGACTGCCGCGGCAGCAACACCACAACCTTCCGGTACTTCAACCGGCACGTCTTCGGGTCAACCTCACCCGCGATATCCGCGATCAACTGCTGATGAGGCATGAACGGCTGACCCAACGTCTTCCCGATCAGGCCAGCCCGAACCCCATACGTCGGGTTATCCAGGTTCCTCGGGGTCTGAAACCGGGGCAACGCCAGGGAGCGGCGCTGCGAGCTCCCGGAGGATGGCATCGATCGAACTACCACCAGGGCCCGCCTTCCCCCTCAACTCGCGAATCGTATCCACCAGCTGCTTCACCAGCGGCGCCTTCGCCAACTTCGACGTATCAATCTCACGCGCCAACACCAAAGCCGCCGCCCGCAACGAGTAATAGAACGGCGTCTCCACCGACACCGAACCCAAATCAGCGATCACCGCAACCTCCGTCGGCGTCCGCTCAACATCACCAGAGGGTGGTACGTCCCCACGTACAACCGGTACGTTGCCCACCAACGACAAAACCGGCGACGCCCCCCGCTGACGAGCACGAGCCCGCTGCGACCGCTTCGCCTGAGTATTCGCCGCACGACACCGATCACACACAGTCCCCGACTTCAACTCCAACCGATACCGACGCTGCGTCCCATGCTGCGGCAAAGGTGCCAACGTACCCACCACCTCAAACAATCGGGGAGAGATATTTTAAGAGAAACCGCGGTCTATCGTGACCCCTGAACTCTAAAAAAGTGCTGGTCAGAGGGTATTTATTACCGATGTGGCGATGGTCACGCGTGTGTGAGTACGTGCCAGAGCCTCGCGATGCCGCGTCGTCTTGCTGCGCATGGTCCGTTGTGACCGTGAGTGCGTGAGCACCACCACCCTCGGGGTGCACGGTCGCACGGGTCCGTGTGTCTGGTCATTGCTGCCTCCTGCTACTCGCGGGTCGGCCAGGTGAAGTGGCCCTGCGTGGCGGAGTACTCGCTCTTGCCTTGCGCTGAGGTGCTCGTCACCCACAATGAGTCGTTGCCATCGAGTAGCACCTGACCGTTGACCGCCGACGTCGGTGTGATTCCCCATACGCGGGTGATGATGAGCGGGAAGACCATGCCAGGCTCGACCGGGTTCCCGCTGTGTTGCATCTCGCCGTGCTTGGTGGGGTTCTCGTGGAACGCTTTGATATAGGTCGCGGACGCTTCACGCTTCGAGTTGATGCGTTGCGCATCCACCTCAGTCAGCGTGTAGAGCACGATGCGGCCAATAGTGGGGATCTGTTCAGACATGTGCGCTTCTCCAAGGTGTTTGATTCGGATATGGTCAACCCGGCAAAGGTGCCGGGAAGTGTTGGGTCATTCGGCGTACCAGTCGATGGCGAACGTGAATGATGGTGTGGTGCCCGCGATAGTCCATGCTGCGCGAAGGGTGTTGCTGAACGGGATAGTGACGTTGATGACCTCACGGGATGCCGCGGTCTTCTGAGTGAACGTGCCCACCGTGTTCCAGGTGGCACCGCCATCGATGGAGTCCTGAATGGTGACGTCGAGAGTGGGCACTGTCCCTGATGCTGCCGTGACGTTGAGCTGTGCCCGGATCGTTTTCGCCACACCGTAATCAGATAGGGCAGCTGTTGCCCCCGAGGTTGTGGCTGCTGCTGACGGAACAGGGGTTTCCCTGATACCGATACCGGATACGTTATTGAACGGCATGAGATCACCAATCTGTTTGGGTCACACCCTGCCCAGGGTGAGGCGGCCAGCCAGGCAGGGTGTGAGTCTGTTAGGTGCGTGAGCCACCGAAGTAAGGAACAGCGAGGCCCTCGGAGATGAGGATGCCGTTGAGGGTGCGCTGGTCTGGGGTGTAGATGTCCACGAGCCAGCGACCGTACTTGTCAGGGTTCTTGTACGTCTTGATCGGGACGATCGTTCCCGCCGGCGCGAGAATGTTCACGCGGGCGTTCGCTTCCGCATAGCCCGGCTGGTTCCGCTCCGGGGTATTGATGCCGTAGAGGCGGAAGTCTGTCCGTGCGGTGATACGGAAGCCGAGGTCAACGGTGAGCCACACAGTGTCTCCGTCGACCCAACGTTCGACGCGTGCGAAGTAGGTGAATGTGGGCTCCATTGTGACGTTCACCCCCTCTTCTTGGTACAAACATCGTGCACTTCCGCATGTTTACGCGGTTGCGCTTTTCCCGGTGTGGTCTAACCCCCGTGAATCGGGTGACTTTGTACCAGATGAAACGCTCATTCAGCCCGGCCGGTCGTCCAACGGATCACACGAGTCCCCGCCGGCGTCGCATGGTCCTGCTCGTGCCCGTAGTTGCGGCGGCACTCGACCAGATTCCCGTCCGGTGTGCCCGGCATGACTGCCCGTACGTGGTGTACGTCATCTCCAGGTCGATCTCGGCGTCCGTCACGGCTTCACCTGCGGCGGCGGTGCCACCTCGCCCGGGAGGGCCGTAGACCCGATGAGCTTCCGCAGCACCGTAGTGTCCACACTGAACGTGCGCGTGACCCTGACCGTGGCCAGGCCGGTTGCCGGGACCATGTCGATGACCATCGTGTCCGGGTCATGCACTAGCGGGTCAAGGCCCGCATACTTGATGACCGCGGCAGCGAACGCCGTGCCCAGGTTCAGAACAGCCATCACGCCCCCTACCAGTCGTTGTTCTCCCAATCGGCCGAACACTGAACCTCAGGCTCCGGTGCGCTGCCGTGGCCGTGCTTCGCGTTCCCGTACCTAGCCCCCGCCGAAGAGTTGCATGAGTTGTGCTCCAGATGCCCGTCGTACGGATGCCCTCCGGCGTCGAGCTCTGTGGTGTGCCCGATGCTCTTCGACATCCGGTTGACCTTCCCCGTGTCCGGGTCACGGTATGGGAGGTCCAGATCCACCCGCCGGCCGCACTTCCGGCAAACCGTCTCCGTCGCGTAAACCTGTTTCTTCAACCGCTCGAACGGGCGGCCGCCGCGACCCCGCCGATAGTTCAAGCTCTCGTGACCCATCACTCACCCTTGATCGGGAGGAACCGGTACTCCTCGACCAGGTGTTCCATACGACACACCGAGCAGTGCAACAGGCCACTGAACCGCATAGCTGCGACCCGCGGCGCACACTGAATGACCTTCGGTCCATGGCACGGCGAGATGACCATGAACGCGCCCGGCGCGTCGGGGATATGACCCGACATCCCCCGATTATGATCCCGGCCCTCGCACGCGATCACCGGCTCGAAATCGAGGTCGACGACCACATCTTCGTCGATGTCAGGCTGGACCATCAGGCCACCACCCGAAGTGCTCCCATACCTTCACGAACGACCCCGGATACACGGCGCCATACGGTCGGCCGTCACGGAACACATGCACCCCGGCGTGCATCAGGGCCGCGTCCGCGAGCTGCGCGCACTCATACGAACGATCCGTCATTAGGAACCGCTCCACCCATTCAGGGGTCGAACGCTTCAACATCAGGGCCACACCGATCGCGACGAACGCCGCGTAGTTGTACGGGCGGCCGTACCGGTTACGCGCCCAGAACGCGATGCTGAGCCGTTGCTTCCGGGTGAACGGGAACCGTGACCACACAGCCCCGGGAAAGTCTCTCACCGGCCGCAGGCGGGTACCGCCGGGCTCTGCGCTGATGCACTGGCCCGCGCCGACATGGATGATCACATGGTGTGCGGGTGAGGCTGTGACGTGAGCTATGACCCGCGGCCAGAACCCTACAGCTTTGACGACCAGGCCAATCTGGCCCGTGAGATCCGAATCGAACATCGCACGTGCTCTCAGCCCGCGGTCAGGTGTAGACGGATGTCGTCGAGGACTTCCAGCAGACCGGGTTCAGACTCGATCCACACCTCAATCTGTTTCAACGTCGAATCACGGTTCGCGATCAGTCCGGCGATCTTGTCGAGCAGGTCGTCCTGAATTTTGCCCGAATTCATCCCCCGCTCCCATCCACATGAAAGCCCCCGTTAACGAGAAAATCCGCCCCTCGGGCGGATTCCTCAACTACGTCTAGCGTACCAGTATTCGTGCCAGGTTTGCCATGAATTACAAGCGTGTCATTCCATCAAAGCGCTCAGGTATCAAGAATCCCGGAGGATACTTTCGTTCCAATTGGCCGCGAATACTGACCGCGGCCCTATCGGTACGCCCGGCAATCCAGCCAGCCATTGCAGCGTCCCGACGGTAGGATCTCGTACTCCGCGGGTCGTGAGCCGGCTTCCTGCCCATGTGAACCCCCACAGCCCATCCGACCATCATCGATGGCACCAGCAAAAGCACCCATATCGCGTTCATCGTGTCATTCCCTTCATTGCCCTTGGTCGGCCGACCCGTTGACGTTTCGCCAGGTCCACTTTCAGCAGCTTCTCTTCGATAACCCTATCGACGTGGATTGTCAGGGAACCGTCCTGCACCCACCGGTAGATTGTTCGCTTCGACCTGCCCACCCGGGCCGCGGCCTCATCCAACGTCAGCCAACCCTTCACCAGAACGTCCCCTCAAAATATTGTGTCCACAGCTCCCGCTCGACGAACGGGGGAAACCATGTGCACGACCGGCACACGTACAACGTCGGGTCGTTCCCGCGCCTCGGCGGTGTCACCCTCACCGTTCGGACACCGCACGCCGGACACGGCTTCACGGCCCAATGCGCGGGCCGCTCCAACGGGAACCGGAGCAGAGCCTTCCAGATGGTCCACCCCTCCGTCTCGTCCGGGCCCTCGGGTTGCTCCGGCCAGTCGATGACCTTCCGGGAGAACATCACCACCCACGAGTCGTTGCAAACCTGCTCGAACCTGAACAGCAGGAAATCGGCCGGCCACTTCACTGCCGCGTGCACTTCCTCCGGGCTCAGGGACACCGGCAGCGGCCGGTACACGGTCGGGTCGCCGAAGTATGACGCCCACCACGACAGGATGTCGTACACGTCCGTTCCCGCGTCTAACAGGTCAACGCTCACCGGCGCGGGCGAATGTGACAGCTTCCCGCCCGACAGTTTCTCCCGGTCGAACACCTGAGCTTTCAACGGGTCGACCATGGACCTTATGTGCGCGCACAGGTCGGCGGCGTCACCAATCGTCGACCTGAGCCGATCCGCGCACCCCTCGCAGATCATTGCACCCTGGTACGCGAGCACCGGGAAACACCCGGCGCAATTACCCGGGCACGACGGCAGGTGACGGCCGGTGATGACGCACCCTCTCGCACACACCCGGACCATCGTCAGCGGTCCTTCGTGTTGAACGGTTTCAGGTTCGGGCCGACCCGGTTACCCCGGCGCCGTTCCCGAATCAGAATGGTTTCCGCGACGACCAGGCAGAGGACCAAGGCGCCGACGATGCTCAGCGAGATGGCGATAATCACGACTCACCTGCCTTCAGATTCAAATACGGGTTGACGCGGGTGATCGGGTGGCTCGGGTCTGCGCGCTGCATGGTTTCTTGTCGGACGTGCTCAGTGAACCCGTCGTCCCATACCTGCGCCAGTAGGGTTTTCGCGTCCAACTCCTCAACCGTCGAGACCTCTCGCGGCTCAGGCTCTCGTCGGTAGCCAGCAGCGAGGATTGCGTCTGCGATGTCAGAAATACCGAAGCGAATGTCCCCCGCCCCGCACTCCCTGAGTTCAGTTATCAGCGCTTCCCGTTCCGGCTCTCCCTCGACATCCCAACCGCTCGCCTCGGCGCATGTGCCCTCGTGGCCTCCCGTCGCGGCACAGCTGCCGAGGCCGCAGTGTTCCTGCTCCTCCGCTGCGGGAGGGGATTCGAGGGCGGCGAGCAGCGTGCGAACCACCGCCGCGTATGCCGGGTGAATCCCGCCCGTGTCGAGCCACTGGTGCGTGGCCTTAATCAGTTCTTCGCGCTCACTCATTCGTCTCTCCCTGTGTCGTCGCATTCGCATGGTTTCTGTATCCAGCAGGTCGTGCACACGACCGTCTTTTCGTCGGGGACCTCGTACGGTTCACAGTCCACGTGCACGAGGTCGTCGTTCACGTAGTGCACCAGGTCGCCCAGTTCGATGTGGTCGTAGCACGACCCGCACAACCCGCCCCACCTTGCGAGGAACTCAGTCATCAGTCGCCCAGCCCGCCCGTACCAGAGGAATCTATTCTCCGAATTTCCCGCCGGACACGGCGCAGGTCCCGGTACGCGAGGATCGCATTCACGAGAAACCCGAACCATAGGCACCCGAGGGCCACGAAGAACAGCACCCAGAACCAGCCGTGCATCAGTCGGCCCAGCCAGCCCGCACCAGACGATCAGCGCGCTCCTCATCCGTTTGACCGAACATCGCCCCAAGGATCACGTCCAAGCGCGCCTCCGCGACCTCCAACGTGCACCCCTGCTTCGCAGCAAGCGCCGCGATCGCAGCCGCCCGCTCCTGCCGCCGCTCCCTTTCCCGTTCCGTACGTCTGCTCATGACTTTTCCTCTCCTCAGATGAGTGTTTGATCTTCGATGACCGTCGTCGGCGTCCACACCGTCGACCTCTGCTGAACCCGCGCGTACTGGCCCTCCCACAACAACTCCAACGTCCCCGTTTTTCCGTGACGGTTCTTCGCCACAATCACCTCCACCAGGTGCCGGCGCTTCGGATTCGCATCCTCACGGTGCAACAACATCACCGCGTCCGCGTCCTGCTCAATCGCCCCCGACTCCCGCAAATCCGACAGCGACGGCTTCCCCGACGTGCGCTTCTCCAACGCCCGGTTCAACTGAGACAGGGCGATCACCGGCACCTCCAGCTCACGCGCCAAAATCTTGAGCTCGCGGGAGAACTCGCCCACCACCTCATGCCGCGCTTTATCCCCGCCACGGTCCGTCATCAGCTGCAGGTAGTCCACGACGACCCCGGCGAGCTTCCCCTTCCGAGCCGTCGACCTGGCGAATGCCTTGATCTGCGTGATGTTCATCGCCGGCCGGTCGTCGATGTAAATCGGGGCGCCCATCACCCGCGTCCGGACCTTCGCGACCTTCTCCCAATCCTCCGGCGACAGGGAAGAATTCATCAGCGCCGTCATGTGCACCTCCCCGAACAGTGCGAGCATCCGCTTCTGCAAGTCCTCCTCAGACATTTCCAGGGACGCGAACGCGACGTTCCCGACCTGCGCGAGCCTCACCGCGATCTGCAACCCCACAATGGATTTTCCGCTGCCTGGCCTGGCACCTATCACGTACAGCTTCCCCGGCCGTAACCCGCCGATAAAGTCGTTCAGGTCCCGCCACGGTGTTTCCACGAACGTGGGCGGTTCCGTCAGCGACTCGATCATCTTGGCGAACGTGTCCCCGATCGGTTTCACGTCCACCTTCGCCGACCGGGTCACCTGATCCACCAAGGCTCGCGCCGCCTCCACCTGCTCGAACACGTCCCCGACACCCACCTTGCCCAGCTGTGTGATCTCGTTACCGGCAGCCAGCAGTCCCCGGCGGAGCGACGCCTCCAACACGATCTGCGCGTAATGGGCGACCGTCGACCACACCGACGGGACACCCTGCAACTCGAACACATACGACACCCCGCCGACTCGATCCAACAGGCCCAGCTTCGTGAGCTCTGCGATCACCGAGATCGGTTCCGTCGGTTCGTTCCGGTGCGCCAGACCAACAATGGTCCGGGCGATGTCCTCATGCCGCCAATCGTGAAAATCCGTCGGCGCACAAATCGCGATGACATCCCACACCGCACGCACGTCCAACATCATCGACCCGAGCACCGACTGCTCCGCGAACCTGTCATGCTGCAGGGTCGCCGCCGCGTGCTCCGGGAGCGTCTCCTGGTCACTCATTGACGGCCACCCGGCTTTCTACCCGAGCCAGCCAAACCCTGTCGTGACAATTCGCGTCATATTCAGCCTCGGTCACACCGTGCTTCTCACACCAATCGGCCTTCTGTTCGGCATGCTCCCGAGCAATCCGAAGTGCAGTCACATTCTCTTCCGGCACCGAATCACCGGTCGGCACCAACTTCGACTCACGCTGCAACCGCAACGTGTCGTACTTCTCCCGAAACTTCGGCATCGACAGAATGTTCGCCCGCCAAAACGCGTCACCCTGGCACCACTGGATCAACCCCACAGCCTCACCCAACGGCCGCTTGTCGACATCGACCAGCAGCCGTGCTGCATCCAGCCAGCCCGTGCCAATACTCGGGCGCTTCGACCCGTTCGACTCGATCAGGTCGGCCAGCAAATTACAGAGCCGAGAAACATCGGGGCGGATATCCGCCACGTTTCCCTTTCCTTCTTCCCCTGTTCCCTTTCCCCTGTTCCCACGATCAATTTTCCGAGGTTCAGCGTCGGAAGTTCCGACGCTCTCCACCGGATTCTCCGACTCCCGCGTGATTACGGGCGAGTCAGCCCGATCGGAGCCAGGATTGGTCCGCTTAGCCTTCCGCTCTGTCCGCTGATGCTCATCCCAACTCGGAATGCTGTAATACTGCCGCCCGTCCACCTCGTAGAACTGCACATCGAAGCAATCGGCAACTTCATCGCGGAGCGTCGGAAAATCCGCCGCCGAAACATCATCATCATTCGGAAACGCAAACCCCACCAAACGCTTCGGATTCGCGTCACCCACACCCCAGTCATCAGCCCAATTCCACATCGCAATGAAGAACAGCCGGCCACGCAATGACGCACGGGCAGTACCAGGAGAATCCCAAAACTCCGGTTTGATCGAACGTATTCGAGCCATTACCGAACCACCGGTTCAATATCTCGAAACGAAACGATTTCACCGATCCAACACGAATCAGTCGATTTACCTGACAGCGCATGTTCTTCGAGCCTCTGCGACCAGCTCCGGTAAGAGGATTCTTCTTTATTGATGTTGTAGATCGGATGGTGGACATTGATCATAAAAGCCTCAACGAGCCTCGCTTCAAACCGTGACCGATATCCCCAGACCTCGATCCTTTGGACCGCGATCTCACCCAGCCACCACGACATCGAAACGTGCTGCTGCCAGCGCCGTTCGAAGTTGTCCGCGATGCCCACGTAGACCAGACGCTCATCAGTATCAAAGACCTGATACATAAAGCACTTCGCCTCGTTCACGCTGTCGCCTCCACCATCTGCTCGTACTCGTCGCCATACACGGCGACCATCATCACCAACGCATTCCCCGGAGTCGTCGGCTGCCGCTTCCCCGACCCCAACAACACAAACCACGACTGCTCCAGCGGATACCACACCGGCACCAAACCCGGGTCCTTCACCCACGCCCGCACCTTCCACCCAAACCGCAACGCCTTCGCCTGCAAATCACCCTCATACCGCGGATTGCACGACGCACACGACGTCACCCCATCCACAAACCCCACCCGCGGTGCCTTCCGCCCAGCACCACCCATCCCCACCCGCCGGCGGTGCTGCCACTGCAAACGCACCCTCGCCCCACACGACACGCACCGCTCCAGGTCCCTCTCATACGTCACAGCCCGCACAACAGGGCTCGGCGCCGTCACGATGCGACCTCGAACACGGCCCCGAGCGACTCCGCGGCATCCGGCAGCCGATCCTCCATGCCCGGCAACTGCGCCTGCATGTCACGCTGACGCTTGATGCCCTTCGCCACCGAATGGTTCGTGCACTCCGGCGACGCCCAAAGAATGTCCGTCGTCGGGAACCGGGACGGCTCCACCTGCGAAATATCCGCGCTGTCGTGGTCCGTCGTCGGATGATTCATCTGGTGCGAGTCGATCGCCATCTGCCAATGGTTCGCCGCCATGACCACCCGGAAACCCGCCTCAACCAGACCGGACGATGAACCACCCGCCCCGCAAAACAGATCGGTCACAGTGAGTCCGTTGCCGTTCACGACGCCACCCCGTCCCAATCACCGAACAGCGACTGCTGGTGATCCTTCCCAACCCGCTTCATAATCAGAGGCAAATACTCCGCCTCACGCTCAATCCCAATCACCGAAAACCCCTCACGCAGGCACGCCTCAACCGTCGTCCCCGACCCAGCAAACGGCTCCAACACCACACCGCCGTGCGGTGTCACCAACCGCACCAACCACTGCATCAGCTCCAACGGCTTCACCGTCGGATGACCCACACCGTCGTCACCCTTCGGCCTCTCAAACTGTGGCGCCTTCGACTCATACCGGAACGTCGGAAAGAACCGCGACGCCCCACCCGAATCGGCGTGACCCATCGTCACGCCGTCTTGGCCCGCAAACGTCCCCAGCACGCCGGACGCCTTACCAGTCCGTGCCCCCACCCTCTGCACGCTCACGGTCACACCCGACTGCCGATCCAACTCGGCCGCCTGCGACGAGTCCAACACCACATTCGACGGCCACCGGCCAGACACAAAAGCAGGGTCCTGCGCCATCCCCCCCATGCCATCGCCGTACACCTTGTTCTTCCCATTCGGCTTCGCACCGGGCGAGGTTGCCGTACCCCCCGTGAACCCAACGCGAGTCCCCTCGATGTTCAGCGCCCCCGTACCGTGCGCCATCACGTTCGACGCCACCGACCCCGGAAAAGGTTTACGACCCACCACGATCGGCTCGAACGCTGGCTTCAACGCCGTACCCCACGCACCCGCCGGCGGTGCGCCACGATCCGCCTCCGCGAGACGCTTCTCCATCGCCTCCGAAACATCCAGCGACCTCGGGAAACCCGACCCATACAGCCACGCGATCGAATCGCGAATCTCAAACCCGGCATCCTCCACCGCGGCAGCCAACCGGTGCCACGTCCGCGACCCACCAAACGCAAGAATGTGCCCGCCAGGCTTCAACACCCGGAACGCCTCAACCGCCCACGTCAAACACCACTCCTGGAAACCCGTCGACGCCGCACCGCCCCGCCCGTACTCAATCCGCGACCTCGAGTACGCGTTCCCACCATTCCCATCCTGGAACCCGCCCCGCTCCGTCGCAGGATCACGAACGACAGCCCCAGCCGCCTTCCATGGCGCATCCCAGCCCTTCCCCATGAACTCGAGCCCATACGGGGGGTCCGTCACAATCGAATGCACCGACGCCTCCGGCAGCGACCGCATCACCTCAACACAATCCCCGTGATACAGAGTCACCATCCCGCTCTGAAAATGGACGTTCATGCGCCCGACCACCCCGACGAACGAACCTCATCGTCACGCCCCAGCGTCACCCTTGCCGGCGTCTCAACCTTCCAAGCCATAGCAGCATCCCAGCCCGCCTCGAACACCCGCCAAGGATTAATCCCCGGCGTCGTCTTGCCCGCCATGTACGCGACCGCGGCCGCCCGCATCGCACCCTCACCCTTCGCGTCCATCAGTTGAACGCCCTACTCGTCCACTGCGAATCCGACACCGGACCCGCCACACCAATCCCCAACATCGACACCACCCGGTCGAACTCATCCCCCGTGAAACGGAACTTCACCCGGGCAAGCACCTTCACCTCATCCGACGTCAACTCGCGCTCCCGCTCCAAAATCTTCGCCACCACACACGACCGATCCTTCTTCGACGTCGCCACATAACAGCGCGCACACATGCCCTTCGACGCCCGCAAATGCGTGCCCGGGTGATCCGCCGCCTTCGTCCCAATCGGACGCAACAGCCGGCCGCACCCGTTCCTGCACAACGCGTACTCGACGGTGGTCACTTCGCAGCCCACTTGGCGGTCACGTCTGCAATGTGGATCTTGCATTGAGGCGTTGCAGAGTAAGTAATCTTCTGTCGTACCTCAGCGAGCACTTCGGCGGCGACCTCGGCGACCGGACGGAGCACCTGGTAGCCCTTGCCTTCGAGCAGCTCCACTAGCGACTCGGGCGTGTATATTTCCCCGTCAGTGCCGTACCACTTCCGCGAGCCCTTCTCAAAGACCCAGCCGACCGGGTTGTCCAAACTCTTGTTGTTGGTGCGGATTACCGTGCCCATTGCAGTCGGCAACGTCACGGGGCGCTCGATGAGTTCGAACTTCGACAGGCCGGGCTGGTGCTGTCCGTCAACTTCCGCCGTGTACTGGAACGTCTGCCGAATGACATCCCCCTTGCGGATGTCTTCCCGCTTGATCGGCTCGCTCACAGTGCGACCTCACGTCCGTTGATTGCGCGGGCCAGGTCGAGCGTGTTGCCGTAGTACTCGGACATCTCGCTATCGGGCATCCCTACGGCCTGCGAATTCGCGTAGAAGTCCAGGCACTCCTGCAGGATCGCCAACTGCGCGTCGATGGTGCTGTACATGGCAACGATGCAGTCGTCGTTTGTAAGTGGCACACGGGGGTCATCAGGCCATGTGATTGTTTCGTCACACTCGATCAACCACCCGTTGTCTACGCTGTACCCACGACTCTTGAACTCGGACAGCTTCTCAATCGCCGCCCGGACCTCTTCAACGACGCTCACGGGGTGCTCTTGTCCAGGGAGTAAATCTGCGACTCAGCGCGCTCAGTGCTGACCTCGGAACGGAGCGCATCAGCGACCGCCTGACACCACCGCAACCGCGCCTTGATCGCCTCAACCGTCGCCTCCGAACCCCGATACTCAAGGTGCAGAGTGTTCGCCTCCACGTCGGCATCCGCGAGCGTGTCCAGCCACGCCACAGCAACCTTCTCCGTCGCGTGCTTCGCAGTGATCTTCACGATCGCCACCCGGTGCTCATACCCGGCCTTCGACCGGCCGTAGTCGTGCACGGCAGCGTCGAACCGACGGATCTCAGCATCCCATTTGGCCAGGTGGTCGTTGAGCCGGATCTGAGCGCTCAGCATCAGGCCGGGTCACCATCCACGACGACGACGTCGCCATCAGCGTTTACGATCCCGACAGCGGCCGTCTCCCAACCGGTAGCCTCCGGCTTCGGCTTCGCCCACTGAACCGGCAACGTGTCCTTCAACGCCCGCAACAGCTCACCGACCGTCCCCGGCGAACCCTCCTCGAACGGCAACCCCAGCTCGCCCTCCGCTTTCGCCGCCTCGAACACCTCCCGCAACTCGTCCATGTTCCGTGACGCCTGAGCCGCGGCCGCCCAGTCCCGGGTCACCGCCGTCTTCCCCGCGATAGGGCTCTGAGCGGGTGTCGCAGCCTTCCGTGCGGGCCTCCTAGCAGGGGCAGACTGAGCCGCCTGCGCGTCATCATCGTCACCGCCCGGTGATACACCCGTGATCGCACACAACGCGTACCGGCGCGCATACGTGATCGCCGACCCCAAAGCCTGCGGCAGACTCGACGGGTCCGGCAACGGGTAGATACCCTCGATAGCTTCGCCGCTCTCATGCGCCAGCGAATAGTGCAACACGAACTGGTCACCCATCAACGTGGGTTGGGCCGACCACGCCAAACCGTGCTTGCCGAGCAGGGGGAGCACCAACGGGGTGATGACCGCGAGATCCGCATACGAATACGTGTACTCGCCACCCGACTTCGTCGGCACCTTCGCCGTCGACCCCTTCACGATCGACGGCACCTCCGCTTGGAACGCCGCCAGCGCCGCCGTTAGACTCTCGTGCCGCATCGATTTCGTTGCCTCAGACATACGCACTCGCTCCCTTTTTCCGGCGCATCGTCTTACGCTGCGTCGCCGTGTAACCACCGAAAACACCGAACTCGAAACCCTTACGCAACGCCAACGCGAGACACTCCGCCCTCACCGGGCAGGACGCGCACACCGCCACCGCCGCCTTCTCATCAGACCCAGTGAAGAACACGTCCGGGTCCTGGCCGACACACGCCGCGTCGGCCTCCCAAGGCTCCATATCAAAAGACATCAGCCACACCCTTCTTCTCGACCTTCATCGGGGTCACCGTCAACTTCGCTGGCGTCACCCTCGACGACTCCACCGGCTTCGTGAACCCCGCCAAGTGCGCCTCCCACGCCGCCCGCGCATCCACGAACGCCGCGAACAACACCGGGTCCGCCTCGACGGCCGCCTCATCATCCGGGACCGTCGACGTCACCACCTCAGTCACCGACGGCGACCACGTCACCCGTGCCGCCCCCGACTGCGAAAACGACGGCAGCAACACCAGACGCTCCTGCAACGCCTTCCACGAGGCATCCTTCGCCCGCTTCGCCGCACCCTCAGAGGCGCGGTGCTGAATGACCTCCTGCCCGAGCACGTCCAACTCGACGTCGAACTCTGCGACCTTCCCCGCCGCCGCCTCATCAAGCGCCACCAGGAACCTGTCGGCGACCTTCACCAGGTGTGCGATTCGTTCCTCGTCGCGTTCCACCCACCGCCACTCCGGCTCCGGTAGAACCGGCGCAGGGCCCCGGTCAGGCCAGCCCGACCAGTCGTCGTCGTGCTGCTCCCACGCGAACAATGCCCGCTGCGCACCCGTCACGTGCAACTGCCACTGCTTCTGATCGGCGTACAGAGTCGTTCGGTAGTGCCCAAAAGTCAACGCCGGATCAAGATCATGGAGCGACGTTTTGATCTCGCACACGAGCAGCCGCTCATCGAAGTCGCACCCGACCCCGTCCGGCGTCGCGAGGTGTCGCGGGTTCTCACCACGGAACAACACCTGGTTCGGCTGAATGTTGAACCGGCGCTCCACCCACTCGCCGATATACTCCTCCCGGATCTGACCCCAACGGATATACCGCAGGTGCGACAGGTCCTCTTCGAGCTCACCCGACAGCTTCATGGTGACCAACTCAGCCTGAACGCCCGGGCCGCCCTTCGCGAGCTTCGCGACCTCCGTCGCCGTGACCCCACCGGTACGTGCCCGCAACCACGCCGGCCGGTCCGTCGACGACGCCACCGAACGCGTCATCAGCTCATCCAGCGGTGACAGGTACGCCTTCACGGTCACGACTCCACCGCGTTTCCATCAAGGTCGACCTCACGGATCACACGGCACGATTGGGCCTTCACCTTGTCGCCCAACGCGACCATCGTCGCGACCTCGACGTGGCATTCCAGGAACCGCGTTGCCGCTTCGAAATAGGTGCGTGCGACCGCCGGACGGAACCCGAAGTGCAAACCGTTCCCGCATTCCTTCGACGGTTTCCAGTCCTTCGCGGTGACCGTTTCACCGATCGGATACGCGAACCCGCGGCCGGACTTCAGGTCGTCGTCGACGGCCTTGTACACGACCGCCCAACCGTCCTCAACGGCTACGCCGTGGAAGTCGATAAAGTCCTGCACCTTGTACGTGTCAATGTCGGTGACGTCGATGAGGACGCCGCCCGCCACGGTGACGCGCTTTGAGTAGAGGTGGATAGCGACGAAACGAGAAGCCACGACGTGGGACGAACCCCGAGCCTCGACGTGGGACGAATCCCGAGCCTCGACGTGGGACGAATCCCGAGCCTCGACGTGGGACGAATCCCAAGCCTCGACGTGGGACGAATCCCGAGCCTCGACGTGGGACGAATCCCGAGCCTCGACGTGGGACGAATCCCGAGCCTCGACGTGGGACGAATCCCGAGC